TTCAGGCGATTGTTGGTGATCGAGAAACCGTAGCTGCCACCGAAGAGATTGATGTGACGCGACAGGTCGGTGGGCTGGCCGGTGGGCGATGTGTTGCCGCCAAACGACAGGCCGACGGACAGCGCCACCACCGCGCTGGAGAGCGACATGGTGGTGATGCCGTCGTTGATGAAGAACGACGACCCGGCGACGACGTTCAGGCCCCGGTTGGAGACGTTGATGCCGTGGTTGAAATTGTAAAGCGAGAGGTGGCGCGAGAGATCGAGATCGTTCGCACCTAGCGTGGAGCCGAAGTCGATCCCGTGGTTCAGGCTCATCGAGAGCCCGGTCGGACTGAACGTGGCGATCAGCCCGGCGCTTTCGATCAGGAACTGATGGACGCCATCCGTTCCCGCGACGTAATTAAAATGCGCCGGGTTGGTGCCGTTCCACTGCACGTTGAGGCCGTATTGATGGTTCGCCCCGCCGTCGTAGATCAGAAGATGCTTCGACAGATCGTAGTCGCCCGCGACCTCGAACTCGCCCAGGCTGACGCCGCCGTTGACCTGTAATTTCGCCGCGTTAAGTGGGACGGTCTGGCCGATCATGACGATGCCAGAGGCGTCGATCCGCAGCCGCTCCGTGACAGCGTTGGTTCCCAGCCCAACCGTGTTGAACGTGATGTAAGCGCCGCGCGCCGCGTCGGTCCACGCCTGGGCGGCCTGCATGGCGATTGTCGCGCCCGTGCCATAGGATGTCGCGCCGAAACCTTGACCGCGCAGCATCACGAGTGTCCCGTTGGCCAGCATCGCCGATGGCGCGGAAGCCGATCCCTGCGCGCCGCGACCAGTGAAAAAAGCGGTGCCGCCCGCGCCACCCGATCCAAACGCATCGAACGTCAGCGATACGTTACTCGCAGCGGACCCCAGGAAGCGGATGAGCGCCCCGCCCCCCGCTCCGATGGATGGCAACTCGGCTGTGTCGGTGACCACGAGCGGCGCGCTCGCCGCCGTGACCCTGATCGTCGGAAGCCGAATGCCCGCCGTGCCCGATTGAGCGAGTGTGATCGTATCAGCGCCGGTCGCGCCTTGCGTGATCGTGAGGGCATTGTTCGCGCCCGCGCCGATGGTCAACGCGCCGGTCATCGTGTCGCCTGTTACGTTGACGAAACGAGCGTCGGCCTGGGTGGTCGTCAGATAGTTGGTTTCGATCCATCCCCGGTTGACGGCGTGCATCGGGAAGACCGGATCGCGCTTTAGTTCCAGGTCGCCAGCGTTGTTGAGACTCAGCGTGACCACGCCGTTCATATCAACGAAGTGCGTGTCCCAGTTCGATACGATGTTGAGCGTTCCGCCCGTGACGCTGAACCCGGCGAACCCGTCGTAGAGCGTGATGTGGCGCGAGGTATCCTGGGCCAGGCCAACCGTCGCGTTACCAAACCCCAGGCCCCCGGTCATTCCGTCGCCGGTCACGTTGACCCACCGGAGATCGCCCTGCGCGGTCGTCAGGTAGTTGTTGTCGAGGAACTGTTTGGTCGCCACCTCCAGCGGTGCGGTCGGATCGCGCGCCACCGTCAGGGTGTCGTAGGACAGGTGCAGCGCGCCCGCGTTGGACAGTAGCATCGAAGCTTGTTGCGCGGTCTGGCCGTTGCGCGTCGTGCGCCAGGATATCTCCGTCCCGTTCGCCGTCGCGGTCCAGTTCTCGCTGGCGGTAAACCACATGGCCCCGCGCCCGCCTTGCCACACCGCGCCGTCATAGCCACTACCGGTGACGATCAGCATATTGCGGCTTAGGCCGGTGGCCCCGATTGTCCCGCCGCCAGCGTGTTCAGCCGCATAGCCGCGAATGATATTCGCGCCACCATACGTGACCATCTCGATGTTCGTGTTAGGCCCGCTGTCCCTGCCATGGATCATCAACGCGGTGTCGCCATGCGGCACCTTACGCGGCGCTCCAGCGGCATCTCCCTCCAGGCTCAGAAGGGTCAGCGGCGCGGTTCCGATTGTGATCCCCAAGGTCGTCTGACCGCTGGCGCGATTGATCGCCAGAGGCGCGGGGTAGAGCGGGTTTCCCAGGTCATCGTAGCGGTCGAGCGAGAAGTTGGTGCCGGTGTTGTTGCCGCTCTCGACGGCGTTATCGCCAAACGCGAATGTCCACCGCGTGATCCCGTCCACGAGGCTGGCCATGTAGTTGATCAGGCCGTTGTTCTTCGAGTGGTCGAAGTTGATCGCGGGCCACCAGCCCTCGTTCTGCGTGCCGTAGCTTTTGATCAGCAGTGTCGGGTTCGACAGCGTCGTGTTGGTCGCGTCGATGACCAGCATCGGGAGTTCGTTGGTCTCCCCGGCGATCAGCAGCGACCCGGTCCCGGCGATCTCCAGTGGGCCGGTCATGGTATCGCCGGTCTTGGCGACATACCCGCCGTCCTTGATGGGCGCGAAGTTGGCGGTCACCCACTGCATCGGCACGGCCTGCAGCGGCGCGGTCGGGTCGCCGCCCAGCATCAGCGGCGTGGCGATGGTAACCACGCCCGTGCCACGCATCATTTGCAGCGGGCTCGGATAGATAACCTGACCGGTGTCATCGAACCGATTGATCAGGAAGTCCGTGCCGACATTGCCGCCCATCTCGGCCTGCGTGCCGCCGAATTCCACCGACCAGCGGTTCTTGCCTTGCCGCTGCGACTGGAAGTAGCCCGCCGCCGTGTTGCCCGCCCCTTTGATATCGGTGGTGGTGTTCCAGACCACGGCGGGCCAGTGCGGCGTGGTGAGATTGAGCGTCGCGCCGTTATCGGTGGTGGTCCCGTCGAGATACAGCGAGTCGGTCAGCTTGTTGGCCAGCCCCGCCACGAGCGGCAGGACAGGCATCCAGGTGTTGTCCTGCCTGCCGTAGGTGACGCCGTCGAACGGCGGCTCCGGGAAGCCGTGCGCGGCGATCTGCGCATCGACCCACTGCTTGGGCGTGGCCTCCATGTCCGCCGTCGGGTCGCGCCCCAGCGTGACGGTCAGCGCGGGTGCCAGGGAAAGCCCGGTCGTGGTGATCGACACGATGTCGGTGCCACCAGCGATGAAGACGTGGGCGCTGGCGGCGTTGACGTTGTAGTTCAGCCGGGCCGCGCTGACCCCGAAGCCGAGTTGCCCGCCCCACAGGTCGAGATAGCCCGACAGGTCGGTGGGCGTGCCAGCCACCGCCAGCGCGTTGGAGAACTGGATGCCGCCCGACATGACCCCGCCGCCCAGCGGCAGGAACGGGTAGCCGGGGTTTCTGGCGTCATCGACATACTTCTTGGTCGCCGCCATGAAGTTCGACGTGGGCGTCTGCGACAGTTGCAGCGGCCCGGTCATGGTGCCGCCCGCGATGTTCAGCTTGTTGTCGTAGAGCCATTGCAGGCCGCTCTGCACGGTGTTGCCCATCGGGCCGATGGGCGGCGAGGTGCTGATCTCGTTGGCGGTGAAGTAGACGAGGCCGAGTTTGAGATGCACCCATTCCGCGCCGTCGTTGATCACCCAGTCGTGCATCACGTAATCGCCGGGCGGGATGTTCGAGCCTGCGGGCGGCGCGCCGGGGGTCGTGACGATCACGTAATCGCCCTTCGGCACCGAAGTCGCGGGCGGGAGCGGCCCCGCTGGAATGCCGGATGCCGGGGTGAACTGGGTGAAGTCGGCGGGGACGTTCAACTGGCCGACGAAGACGAGATTTTGCGCGATGACCGCGATCTCGTTCTGCAACTGCTGGATCAGTTGATCGACGTATTTCTTGTTGGTCGCCTCGGTATCGATGGTGGGCAGCGCCGACGGCAGATACAGCATCCCGGTCAGCGCGTTCGTCGGCCCGGCTGTCAGCGGCAGATATGGCCCGCCCGCGAGGGCGGCGGAATTGTAAAGCAGCTTGCGCCCGGTGGCGTTCATCTGCACCGGAACGCCGACCCAGATTTTCATCGGGTCCGCGAGTTCGATGCCGATCTCGCCAATCTGCAGCCGGTTATTCGGCGGCGCGGAATTGACGTTGGTCGTGTAGAGATGCTGGACGAAATCCGCGCGCGGCAACGCCCGTCCAGCGCCCTTCTTCTTGTCGTCTGGAGGGGGTCCGAAGCCGCCGTCCATCATCGCGCTATGAGCCCATCGCCAGCATCACGCCGCGCGCGTAGGTCCACACGAGGCCCACCATGGCGTCGGAATTCGCCACCGCCAGGGTCTCGTAGCCGCCCGTCCCGGCAAGCTGGGCATACCACGCATACTGGCGGCCATAGACCGTGTAGTTGAACGGTCCCCAGCCCTCCATCGACCCCATGGTCTGGTCGTAGCTGACCGAGACCTTGGACACGGACTTGGATGACGCGATGCCGGTGGACATGCCCGGCACGGCCCCGCCCGCCGCGCCTTGCATCATCCACTGCTGCATCGTCAGGAAATGCGCGGTCAGCAGTTCGACGCCCATCTGGCGCAACTGGCACCAGACGCCCGGCGAACACATCACCGTCGCCATGTCGATGAAGAACTGCACCTGGGCGTCGGGGAATTTGGTCACGTCCGCGAACGCGGTGAAGTGCAGCCGGAAGGTGGGCGGGTCGGTCACGTCGGAGGTCGGGATGCCGCTGGGTATGGGTGGAGTCCCAGCGGGCATCGGCCCCGGATCAGCGACGACGGCTCCGCTCATCGCGCGCCAGCATCCCTCGCCAGGGCGCGCACGCTCCCCGGCCTGGCGTCTGGTGTGGTGGTCACGTCGCTCTTGGGCTTGTCCGCGATATCCGGGACCGGATCGACCGGCATGGGCGTCACCGCCCCGGCGTCACGGGCAAGGTCTTTGACGCCGCGCACGGGCCGCGCGCTGTCCTGGCCCGGCCCGGTGGTGGCTCCCGGCATGATGCCGGTGTTGAGCCCGGTGGGGGCGACCTCGACGGGCGTGGTGGTCGGGTGCGGGATCGGGGGCGCGAACGCGCCAGCGGTTCCAGACATGCGGAGGCTCCTTGGGTTAAAGGCGTGGCTGATTGGCGATGAAGCTGACGCGGGGTTTGTCCTCGGCCCCCGGCATCGGCTTGTCTTCCTGCGGCCCGCCCGCGAAGTAGTGCGCGCCCTCGGGGATCGACGCGGAGCGCGAGGCCACCTTGATCGCTTCGGGGTTGATCGGCGCGCGCGGCTGGGTGCTGACATCCACCGGGAGGTCTCGGCGCACCGACTGTTCCGCGTTCAGCTTCGCCTGGGCGTAGCCGAATGTGCCCATGGCGGGCGGCGGCTCCACGAAGCCCTCAAGGTGCGCTTTGACATACCAATGGTCCGCGATTTCGTCGGAAACGTCATACTCGCCGGGCTCGTAGTAGAGCATTTCCGCGTCTTCCTTTGGACGAAGCAGAAACGGCTTCACGACTTTGATCATCGGCATGATCGTTCTCCTATTGGAATATCGCCGCGCGCACGGCGGCGTCTTTCGCCTCCAGCAATTTGCGCAGCGCGACGGTTCGTTCCGGGTTACGGGGCAATTCCTCGATGATGCGATTTGCCAGCGTATGAAACGGCGCGCTGATCGGGCGCAGCTTCAGCGCCAGATGATCGTAGGTGAAGAATTGCAAGATGGGCTCTACGTCTTCTGGCATAAGCTGTAGCCTTCCTCGAACACGGCTTTGGGACTGATGGAGCGATATCCATCGGGATAGTGGATGGCGTAGTCGCCCACATCGGCCCCCTGCATCATGACCCGCTGGGTCGGGACGAAGGTTTCCGTCTGACCGTCGCCGGGATCGACCATGGCGCTGATGCGTCCGATACCAGGGGCGGTATCGAAGGCGATGATCACGGCGGCCTGGATGATCTTGTGGCTTTGGTATTTCGGCCAGTCGGCCATTGGCGTTCTCCTTTCGGATCGGCAATAGAGAGACGGCGTGCGTGCCGAAGCACGAGGTAATCTACCGGCTCGAAGCTTAAAGTCGGATGGATAAAAACGTATCGTAGTCGTGACGGTTAAATTCCGTCGCGGTAGCCAATCGTTTCCGGGTAGACGATTTCGATCACGCCCAGGCGGCCCCAATACGTTGTCATATTGTAAAGAGAGCGCCACTCCAGCGGGGTCCGCTGCAGCGGGGTCATCGGGTAGCGGATGCGGTCGTAAGCCTTGGTGTAGCAGATCATGCGGTTGGTGCCGGTGGCACCAGCGCCGGTCAGCCATTTCAACGGCTGGATGTTGAGCGGCTTGCCGTTCTGGCTGTTGCACAGCGAGTTCTCTTGCAGATAGCGCAGCACGGAGATGTTGCCAGCGGTGGAGACTTTGGCCGCCACCAACATGCCAAACTGCACCGGAGGAACGCGAAGCTGATCAGGCATCTGCGCCCAGCCGGAAGCCCGCCACACGTCGGCCAGAAGTTCGTTGACCTGACCGAGAATGTTATCCGGCGTGTTCAAGGCCCACGCGCCACCGGTCACCGCTGTCACGTTGGTCACGGCGGCGTGGTTGATCAGGCCCTTCGTTCCGACGGCGGTATCACCCGTGTAGACAAGCTGGTCGATGTCCATCTGATGTTTGATGCGGATGACATCGTATTTCATCGTGTCGATGGGACGACCCACTTGCATCGCGGAGGCCAGTTCCGCGACCGTGTAGCTGAGTTCCATGCCCCAGAGGAACAACGGCTGCGGTGTTTTGCCGATGTCCAGTTGCGCGCCCGTGATGGCATTCACGTCTTTGCCG